CACAACCCCTTGCCAATCCAGCGTCTAGGCGACTAAGGTCTAGGACATGGGCTCCACAATGGCAGCCAGAGGGACTACGCGGAAAACCGTAGCCAAGCGTGTCCTCGCGAAGATCCGCAAGACCGGCTCGGTCGTCGCGGCCTGCAAGGCGGTCGGCATCGCCCCCACAACCTGGTGGAAGTGGCGGCAGGAAGACCCCGAACTAGCCGCCGCATCGGACAAGATGCTCGATCAGGCCCTACGGCACGACCTGGACGTGGCCCAAACGATCGGCCGGCGACTCGGGGAGCGAGCCCTGGCCGGTGATCGCGAAGCCGAGCGAGACTACCTCGGCAGGTACGTGTCACCCGTCGCTATCCGGATGGCGCAAGTGCGGCTGCCGGAGTACAGGCGAGATCAAGCGTCGGCGGGGGGCGGGAATACGAGTATCACGCTGAATGTCGCTCTGGCCGGGCTCATGCCACAGCCGACGCCAGCGCCCGCGGTCATCATCGAACAGCCGGCGGCGCCAGCACTATCCCAGGATGATGCGGAATCAGCGTAACTCGTTGAAAAAGCTGGGAAGATCCATTAGTTTCCATAATGGATCTTATCGGCGTTACAAGTAAAATCAACGACTTACACGCGAAACCCCAGGGCACCTCTGCCTCTGGCCCTCTAGGCGGCGGTGCGCGCCAGTGGCGGTGCGCGCCAGTGGCGGTAGACTCGCGCGCGCGAGGGTACCCGGGGGCGGGGGCAAGCGGGGGGGTGAAACTGAGTCTAAGGGGTGCCATTTTGAATTCTTTTCCTCATCTCACCATGCCTCTTGTATCTGGGCCCGCCCAGGATGATGCGGAATCAGCGTAACTCGTTGAAAAAGCTGGGAAGATCCATTAGTTTCCATAATGGATCTTATCGGCGGTACAAGTAAAATCAACGACTTACACGCGAAACCCCAGGGCACCTCGGCCTTTGGCCCTCTAGGCGGCTGAGCGGCGGTGCGCGCCAGTGGCGGTAGACTCGCTCGCGCGAGGGTACCCGGGGGCGGGGGCAAGCGGGGGGGTGAAACTGAGTCTAAGGGGTGCCATTTTGAATTCTTTTCCTCATCTCACCATGCCTCTTGCGCCGCAACCCCCTTGCGGCTAGGGTGAGGGCATGACCCGCCTCGAGCGCCTATCACACGTTCCGTTCATTTCGAAGCGGGCTCTTCGTGTGTTCGGCCTTGTGTTGGATGGCCAGAACTTCACCTCTATTGCCAAGGGCGAGGGCATCTCCCGCCAGCGTGCCTCGCAGTTGTTCTGGCGGGAGTTGGAGCGGCGGTACCCGGAGCGGAGCTGGCGGCCCAGGATGCCTTTGGAGATGGTGCGGGAGGTCTTGAAATGAGTGTTGCTGCTTACATGGATCGGTTGTACGACGGATGCTGATTGCGGATCTCAAAGCGGAGTGGGACGAGGAGTTTCTGGGTTCGCCCGCGCTCCAGAAGCTCTGGGACACGCCGGGCTCGGTGGATGACCTGATCGCGCGCTTACCCGAGCGGTACCGGCCCTTGCACGCGATGGCGATCCATTATGGGTCTATTTCGCAGCTCCGGCCCGACTCCGGGCAGATCGATGGAGAGCCGACTGGCTGGAACTTCGGCACGGAGGCGGAGCCCCGGTGGAAATACCGCTTCGAGGACTGGCCGAGTGAGTACAGGGAATACTGGAAGCAGCGCCCGAAGACCCCGCAGGCGGATTTCCTGAACTCGAGCTCGAAGATCACGGCGATCATCGGGGGGAACGGGGTCAGCAAGACGACGTCTGTGGCGGCCATGCTGGTGGCGTGCTGTCACGGGGTGCGGCCCTGGCTCACGCCGGATGATCCGAACTTCGTGATGCGCTACCCGGACGGGCGCGAGATGACCCCGCCTGTTCGGGTGCTCTACATGACGGACGACTTCTCCAAGATCATGACGGTGCTCTACATGGAGAAGCTCTTCCGGATCGGGGGTTGGTCACCGTTCATGGCGCATCCGAGGCCGCGCGATCCATGCCTGGATGCGGTGGTGGTGAATCAGGCGTTGTGTAAGGGGGGATCGTGGGAGAAGGCGACCAAGAAGAACTCGACGGGGTTCCCGATCCAGCTCGATTGGGCGAACGGCTCCAGCGTCCACTACTCCTCCTACCAGCAGGACCCGAAGGCGTGGGAGGGGCCGCAGCAGGAAGTGAATTTCTATGATGAGCCCCCGGTCCGGCCGGCATGGGTGGCGTCGCAGCGCGGGCTGCGGACCTCGGGCGGGCCGACCTATCTGGCGCTCACGCCGATTTCCGAGCCATGGATACAGACGTCCATCATTGATGCCTCGCATACGAACAAGGCGATCAAGGTTGTGGTGACGGACTCCTTTAGCAACTACAAGAACCAGGACCCCGCGTGGTTGTATGAGCGGTGGGACGATCTGCATCCGCTGGAGATCCGAGCGCGGATTTTTGGGCGCTACTCCACCACAGCCGGCGCCATCTTCAAGGAATTCAGTCCCAGGTTAGAGCATCGTTTTGTGATTCGTTCCAGGGAGATCCCGGCGGTATGGCCGGTGGTTTTTGGGTTTGACCCACATCCACATAAGCGATCGGTGTGCTCCTGGCTCCTGGTCCGCCCGGATGATGGCGTGGAGGTCATCCACACCAAGATTTTAAACGGGATCGGCGCGGAGTCACAGATTCAGGAGATCCAGCAGCTAGAGGTGTCGTTCCCATGGAAGAACCGGGTGGTTATCCGAGTACCGGACCCGCACAACTGGGCGCAAACCGCTTCGTTTGTGAACAACCCGGAGGCGATGACGAATGGGGACTATATCGAGTCCAAGAGTCCGTCCGGGTGGATCTGGGAAATGCCGGAAATCCGCGGTCCCGGCTCGCTGGACGTGGGTCATAATATCATCCACGATCGATTTCGCCTCAAGCTCAATCGAATCACGCTGGAGGAAGAGCCGCGTCTTCAGATATGGGAGGATGGGGACGAGGCGGATTTGATCACCGCGTTCACGCGCTACAGCTCACTCACCAAGCGCATCGAAGGCAAGGATGAAGAGGTGGAGACGGGCAAGGTTAAGGATGACGAGTACAAAGATCGGATTGACACGGTTCGGTATCCGTTGGTGTACGGGTTGAGTTTTGAGGCGCTGATGGCGGTAACGGCCATGGCTGGGCGCTCCAGGCCGGGCGAGCGACCCGTTCCCGTCTCCAAGACGGGGTGGTGATGGCACTGACCTGGCTCGCCTCCTACCCCCGCAGCGGCAACACGATGCTGCGCACGATTCTCAAGTCCTGCTTCGACATCGACTCGTCGTCCCTGTACACCAATGACCTATACGGGAATCGTGCACTGGAGAAGGTCGTCGGGCACCTTGAGACGGATGGCCCCACCGCGTTTGTGAAGACGCATGATCCCGTTCCGGATGAGAGCCCGGCGATCTACGTCTCGCGCGAGGGCCGCGCGGCGTGTGTAAGCTACTGGCAGTTCATCGGGCCGCAAGCCACGTTGGAGCAGGTGATTGTGGACGGCTTTCGCTGGGGCACCTGGGGGGAGCACCTTCTGGCATGGCGACCCTGGGAGCGTCCCAACACGCTCTGGCTGCGGTATGAGGAGATGGTGGCGGATACGGTTGGGGTAGTGGCCAAGCTCGCGCGGTTTCTGCACCGGATGCCGTTGGCATGGGAGATCCCATCACGAGAGGACGTGGCCATGCTCGACGGCACGGTCGTCACACTTCCATGGAGTTGGCGGGAGTTTTGGGACCCCCGTTATGAAGAGCTGTTCTGCGAGGTGAACAAGGAGGCGTTGGCGTGCGTGCCTTGAACATCGGTGGGACAGAGCGCGGTCCGGAGGGTTGGGAGACCTTCGACATCAACCTTGGGGCGGACTATCAGGGCGATGCGCGCGATCCAGGAAGCGTCGTCGAGGGACCGTTCGATGTGATCTACTCTTCGCATTGCTTCGAGCACATCCCCCCGGAGGATGCACTCCAGACGTTGAAGAGCTGGCGGGCGCTTACGGCCCCTGGTGGTGAGTTGTTTCTCTCCGTCCCGGACATCAAGACGGTGGCGGCGGCGCTTGGGCGGAAGGGGTTGGCGCCGAGTGTCGAGAAGGCCTTGCTCTCGGTGATCTATGGCGGGCGCACGGATGAGTACGATGTCCATGTCGCCGGCTACACCTGGTCGATCCTGGAGAATCTGCTCTGCGAGGCTGGCTGGCGGAAGCGGCGCAAGGTCGAGGATTTGGGTTGGTTCAAGGATACGTCGTCGCTGTTCCTGTTGGGGCGCTGGCCGGTTTCGCTGAATGTGAGGGCAACGAATGGCGTTTGAGCTGCCCGAGGTTACGCTCGCCCGGGCTCCCCGCATCCCCAACCGGCCGCTGATTATGACGGTCGATCGGGAGAAGCTCTTTGACAAGGCACTCGCGGGCCAACTCGGGAACACCGGCCTGCGCACGGCGGCGAATATCTGGGCGGACATTATCCAGGTCCAGCCCGGGGATGCGCCCGCCTGGAACAATTTCGCCATCGCCATGTGCAGCCAGGCGCAGCACCACGTCGCGCTCATGGCGCACAAGCGGGCGCTGGAGCTGTTCATCCAGCTTGGTCACGAGGCGGCGGCGCAGTCCCACTCGGGCTATTGCATGACCTCCTGCTACAGCGACGAGCTCACGCCCGAGCAGTCCGCGGCGCTGCATCTCATGGCGGATGACTTCGTGCGGGAGAAGGTGCGGGACTGGCCGAACGACCGCACGCCGGATCGTAAGCTCCGACTGGGGCTGTGCTCCTGGGACTTCCGCGAGCACTCTGTCATGTTCTTCACGTTGCCCTGGCTTCGGGAGCTCGACCGTCAAAAGTTTGACGTCTACACCTACTACGACGCCCCAAAAGAGGACTTCGTGACGGAGGAGATTGAGTCTTTATCGATGGTTTTCCGCCGCGTGACCAACTGGGAGACACAATACTGGTACCGTCAAATTCTTGACGATCAGATTGATATTCTGGTCGATCTCTCGGGTCATACTGCTCGTCGGCAGTTGGATCTCTTCGCCTGGCGCGGCGCCCCGGTCCAGGTGAACTATGTGGGCTATCCCCATACCTCGGGGATCGCGGCCATGGACTACCGGATCGTGGACGCGATCACCGACCCGGGGGGCTATGAGCGGTACGCCTCGGAGTGCCTGGTGCGGCTGCCGCGGAACTTTCTGGCCTATACGCCGTCCCACCACGCCCTGGCCGAGTGCCCCATGCCGAAGACGGACCGGCCTTTTACCTTCGGCTCGTTCAATGCCTACAACAAAATCACGGACGAGATGTTACTCATCTGGGCTCAGATTTTGAAGGCGGTGCCGAAGTCGCGGCTGTTGATGAAGACCCACTCCTTCAAAGACCCGGACACGCTGGAGCTGGCCAAGGATCGGCTTCGGGAGGCGGGCATCCCCCTGAACCGGACGCGGTTGCTCGCCCGCACGCTGGAGAAGGTGGACCACTTCCACCTCTACGGGGAAATGGACCTTCTGCTGGATCCATACCCCTACAACGGGACGACTACCACGGCCGAGGCGCTCTACCATGGGGTGCCGGTGTTGACGATGCTGGGAGACCGGCACTCGGCACGAGTCTCGGCCTCGATCCTGACGGCAGTGGGGCACCCGGAGTGGATCGCCGAGGACCGGGAGGATTATATCGCCCAGGCGGTGGCGATCGGGAGGGGCGAGGTGGTTCCGGTGCGGGGCGAGGCGCTGCGATTCGACGTTAAAGACTCCATGCTCATGGACGGCGTGGGGATGGCGCGGGTGCTGGAGGACGTGTTTCAGGAAATGTGGCAGCGGTATTGTCGTGCGTGAAACATTGCCAGCCGTCCTGATGCCTGCTACGCTCCGTCAAAGTTTTGACGCGAGAGGAGTGCCTTGGAAGGCGATTACCTGCTAGGCGTACCCGAGCGCGACGAGCTGCTCGACGAGGTGGCCAAGTGCATGGCGCAGAGCCAGACCTGGCGGGAGTCTGCGCTCAACCAGAAGTTGCGGGTCGCCCGCGACCTTTACAACGCGGTGGATGACCCGCAGTACACGGGGCGCAACAAGGGTGGCTCGCACCTCTTCATCCCCGTGGTCTATGACCACGCCCTGGCGCAGATCCAAGAGATCACCGACACCTTCGACTCGCCGATCCTGCCGACCGAGCCGGACAGTGGCGAGCCCCCGGACATTGCCGGCGCGGCGCTGGCGCGGGAGCTCTTTCATCTCCACGTCTCGGATCAGAAGGAGGGTGAGGACTGGTACCCCTTCTGCTGGACCGTGGCGCATCAGGCGGTGGTCGAGGGCTTCGCGCAGACCAAGTGGTTCTGGTCGTTCGTCACGGACAAGCAGGGAACGGTGATCGAAGACCGGCTACGCTGGGAGGCGATCCCACAGGGTGACCTGTTCTGGGACCCGTCTGCGGCGTTGACACGACGGTCGACCTGGTGGGTGCATCGGATCTACCGTACCGAGTCCTACGTCAAGCAGCGGATTGAAGATGGCGTGTGGAAGGGGAGGGACGAGACGGGCGCGACCGTCGATTTCGAGACGCTCCGGGGCTATGCCACCGTCGAGTCGTCTCAGGAGCGCGACGAGCTGTATTATCCGGAGCGCGACCCCTTCACCGATGTCCCCGGCAAGGAAGGGATGCTGGAGCTGTGGGAGTATTACCGGCTCAAGGGGGATATTTGGTACAAGTCACTGACGGTCAAAGCGTCGCACACGCTCGAAGACCCGCAGGTCAATCCGGACGGGCCTTATTATCAGCCCTTCAAGGTAGGCTACATCCTCCCGCGGGCCTACCACTTCGACGGGGAATCCACGCCGGCTCGGGCGTTTGATCTCCAGCTTGAAGTCAACGCGAACCGCAACCTCGATATTGACGGCCGTAATCGGGAGTTGAACCCGCGGACGATCGTCTCGTTGCGGGCAGGGCTGGACCTCTCGGCGTTCCGGGACGGTTCCGAGCTAGTGACGGCCGTGCGGACGGATGATCAAGCTATTCGCGAGTTTCGATACTCCCCGACCGTGCAGGCGATGATCCCGCGCGACACCATCTCCATGCGCGATCTGGCCGACATCACCGGCCGTACAGCCCCCACGCAAGGGCTGGCTCAGGGCTCGGTCCGTGGTACAGGTGGGGTGAATACCCTGACCATGAACGCCAGAGCACCATTGAACCGTCGCCTCAAGGCACTCTGGGCGACGCTGTTCCAGCCGGGGATGGTGAAGGCGAATTACCTGCTCAAGCGGTATGAAACCGACGAAGCGCGGCTGACCAAGGCCGCCAAACGAGCGGGTCTCACCGGCATTCCCTTCGCGCAGTTGATGTCCCTGCTGGAGCAGGCGAGCTACGAAATCCGCCGCGATCCAGACATGCAACGGATCGATCCACACGGGCTGGAAATGGACTTGAAGGAAGGTGCAGACCTGGCCGTGCAGATGCAGCGTCCGGACATCGCCCTCAAAACCATGGCGCGCCTCATGCGCCTCAAGGGACATCCGGAGATTGCCGGCGAGCTCCTTCAGCCGGTGAATCAGTCCATGTTCCCACCCCAACAAGGGCCGGGTCGCGCGGGGACGACTCCGCAGCCGGCGATGCCTGGTGTCGCTCAGTAGGACGGAAGAACAGGACCGGGTGGTGGCTCAGGTCGTCGCGATGCGACCGATCTGGGAAGACGGCCCGTGCCGAGAGGCGTTTCAGACGCTTCTGGAGGAGATTGCGGATGCGGAGAAGGCGGAGATCGACGCCACCCTGGAGGCGTGTGGCTACAAGCTCAGCATGGACCGGGCCGCCGTCCGCAAGGTGGAGTACAACGCAACCCGCCGCGAAGCCTTCCGCGATCTGCTGGCGCTGATCGATTCCCGCGTTTCCGAAGCGGAACAGCACGCGAACGTCAGGGTATTGGCGGCCAACCGTCAATAACTTGACGCTTCCTCCCGGACGAATTACGCTGTTTGTCCAGGGACATGGCATAGGGCCATGGCACCCCGTCGGCTCACGACAGCGGGACGAGCCGAGATAACCGCTCATCGGGGATGAGTCCCGAAGCAAGGAGACCGCGTGGATCCCGAACTGGAACAGGAAGAGCAGGTCCAATCCCCTACCCATCAATGGGTGATCGATGGAGTGGAGTACGACAGTTTCGAGGCGGCGCAAGCGCGAGTCACCGAAAAATCCCTGGCGGCCGACAAGACCTTCCGGGATGCGGCGGACGAGCGAAGGCAGCTTCAGCAAGAGCGCGACAACTGGCAGACGCAGAATGCACGCCAGTCGGAGCCGAATCCGGGAGATTCTCCCTTCGATGCCGAGACCACGGCGAACCTGGACCGTTATTTCCAGCGGCTCCAGTCGCAGCAGAATCGGCAGATTGGGGGTTATCTTCGCGGGCTGGAGCAACGCATCAACGAAATGTCAATCCGCAACTCCGTGGGTGATCCCGAAGGGGTCAAGGCTTGGGTCCGTGAGCACTACGCAGACGCGCCCGCCGACATGAACATGATCCTCGCATCACCTCGGCTATTGGCGGATCAGGCCAAGCTCATGGAAATGGACCGCAACAAAGATGACATCCAGCGGGTCCTGGAAGAGAAGCGGACGCGCAAGGCGTCCTTAACCACTCAATCAGGAGACGCCGCAGCGGTTCACGGGAATGGGGTGCCAACTCCGGCGCAAGTCGAGAAGTACAGCGAGGCCGAATACGCCAAGTTCGCGGCGCGCGTGGAGCGAGACCCTGATTTCGAGATGAGGTTTTTTACCCAGTCGGTTCGATGACCCGTTAACCGCTCCGTCTAAAGGAGCGGGCCATGGCCCTTAATGCTGTAGTTACTGCGGTCACCGCAGGATTGACCGCCTTCCCGACCATGTGGTCGCGGGAGACGCAGCGCAACAACGACAATGCGGTCGTTATCGTCCCGCTGTGTTCCCGTAAGTTCCAGGGCGATCTCAAGGTCGGCAACGCCGTCCGATTCTCGCAGTACCCTGCGGTGTTTGCGCAGGATTCCTCGGTCGCGGGCGCGGTCTCCGTACCGGCCGCCTATACCCGCGGGACCGACATCTCGGATTCCACTCACACGGTCACCACCCGCGCGCTGGTCGTGAACCAACAGCGGGCCTTTCGCGAGGTGGTCGATGACGTCGATGAGTTCCAGGCCCCGCTGGCGCTCGCCAAGGGTCTCGGGATGCGCGCGGGGTACTCGCACGCAATGACCTGGGAGACATTCCTCTGGTCATTTGCAGGCGATGACCTCACTACGGGCGGTCGCGCCACTCGTTCCGGTTCGCAGGGTGCGGCCGGATATTACGGCAAGACCAGCGCCGCCTCGGCGGTCATTACCAGCGCCTCGTCCTACAAAGCACTGGTTCACTACTCCGCCGATCTTCGGGCGAACAACTGCGCGCCAGGTCGATTGTCGGTGGTGGTGCCGCCGGCCTTCACCGAGGCGTTGGTTCTGGAGAGCGTGCTCACGGGCATCTCGAACGAGGCGACTGCCAAGGAGGTGGTGATCGGCGGCAAGGTGGGCCGGGTTGGGGGCTTCGACATCATGGAGTCCAACATCCCGATCAAGGGTACCCATTGGGCGCAGAGCCTCCAGGACGACACCGATGAGGCGCTCACGGCCACCACAGGTACCGGCTCGACCAGCTCCTACCACATCTTTGGTGGGAATCTGTCGGCGTCCATCGCCTTCGTCAAGCAGATCAATCGACCGAAGGTGACCGAAGCCGAGAAGGGCTTCTACGTCAACGTGATGCAACTCTCCGTCTTTGACGGGGTGCTCGTCGATCCGTCGAGCTTCTTCGACGCGATCATCTACTGACCCATGGGGCGGGGTTTCGGCCCCGCCCCTTCTTTCCGGAGGCTTCATGCAGTTTCGACACGACCAATTGGAAATCATCAAGGTGGGAGACGACCTGGATGAAGCCTTTCCCTTGCATCACCCGCGTCTGTTCTTGCTGGCGACGCGGTTCCCGGAGCTCTATCAGATCCGGGTAAAGAAAGGGGTGATGGGCATGCTCAAGCTCGGCAACGTGGAGGAGGACAAGGCACCTGACTCGATCCCCGATGGTCGCAAGACGGATGCGGACTTCGAGCGAGACGTGTTGATCGCCGAGATCAAGGCCCGCGGCGGCTTCGTCGATGGCCGCATCAAGTCCATGGAGAAGCTTCAGGCTATCCTGGAAGAGATAAAGGCGGCGCAGGAGGCCGCCGCCTGATGCCTCTTTACGAGTTCCGATGCCGGAAATGCGGGGTGCTGGAGGACGAGATCCACCCCATGGGGATGAGTCCTCGGACGAAGCGTCATGGCGGGGGCTGTGGTGGGACGATGGACCTATGCATCTCGCTGACGCGAGCGCACCTCATGGAAGAGGAGAACGGCGGGAGCGGTTGGTCGGGGAACGGCTACCGCGACCATGGGAAGGACTACATTGAGAAGGGTGGCAAGCGGTACGAGTTCCCCGGCCACTCTCGGAAGAAGGTCGGAAAGATCATCGGATAAGCCATGGCGTATACCCTCTCTACGCTGATTACCAACATTCAGCGCCGTGTCGATTCGGCGACGACCAATGACGGCGATGTGGTTGCGGCGAAGTGTGGCCAGGTGCTGGACGACATCGTGGCGGCGTTCGCCCCGCAGCATCCAAGCTTTCTGCGATTCACAGACACCTTTACCACGGTCGCAGGCACACGCGCCTATACCAGTGCAAACCTCACCAACGCGACGGATCTGGATGCCTCGATTGGTCTGATCCGGATTCTTCCGCCGTCCGGCTCCGATGTGCTGGGGATTGGTCAGCTTGTCCGGGTGGGCCAGGAGCGGATCTTGATGGCGTGGCCAACGACGGCTGAGACGGGCACACCGGAAGTCTACGCCATGGTGGGCAATGAACGCTGGTGGCTCGGCCCCACGCCAAACTCCGCGTTGACTTATACCGTGGTCGGCTACAAGCACATGACGCTGCCGGAAGCCTCGACAGACAGCCTGCCCACGGAACTGCCGCAGGATGTCGTCTTCGTGGTGGAACAGGGGGCCGTGGCGTATTTCAAGGATGAGCGCGGCGATGTGGATGCCGATGTCGCGTTGGCCCTCTACGAGGCGAAGCGCAATGACGTGGTCTCGCGTTACCGTCCCGAGGAGTACCGTCAGACCACAATCCATCACATGCGGGAGATGCAACCCCTCTTCGGGTATCGTGAGAAGGGGTTTGACTGGAGAGGCCGGTAATGCCCCGCGCCCGGCAACTCCATAAGGACACGGGCGGCATCGCCGTGGATGAGTTCCACGGCGTCAACACCCAGCGCCACCGATCCAAACTCCAGCGCGGCGAGCTGGCGGTCTCGTTGAACAACACCAGTCGCTTCGGGAACCTGCGCAAGGAGCATGGTTGGGGGGTGGTGAACAACGCGGACCTGACGGCGGCGGGCGGGGCGCAGTCCAGAATGACGGATGACAAGGCGCTGTTCACCGGAGGGAATGCCGCATCCGTCACGGGGGTCTATCCCTACCGTTACACCCAGACGAGCGCGGCGGCTGTGCAGACCTCGGCAATCGCGATCTGCGACAAGCAGGTCTATGGCGATCTGCGCAATACGAGTTTCCTCCCCACGGGTGCCGCTTATCAGCTCCACTCCTTTAGCGGCACCGGCCAGACGGGTGACCTTCCCGTGTTTGCCGAATGGGACGGGTTTGTCTTCTTCAGCATCGGCAGGGAGACGACCTCAGCGGCGTGGTCTGGTGGCGTGTCGGTCGATTCATTGCAGGTCTATGACCCGGACAATCGTGCGGGCGCGGGCGCTGGCGTCCATGATTTCAAGGTGTGGTGGGATGCCCTCGGCAGCGTGTCTTTTCTTGGGGCCGATGTTCGCCCGCTCTACATGGCAATTAACTGGGGTTGGCTCATCTTGGGGCGGGTCTATGACAAAACGAATACGGCCTACGAGCACAATACGATCTATTACATTGACCTCAACACATCGGCTGGGACACCGGCCACGACCTGGGGAATCGACATCCTAGGCGATGGTGGAGACCGCGATGCGAGCTACATCAACGGCATGATCGCCTTCGGGGACCATGTCTTTTGCTTCACGCGCCATGGTCACATCAGTCGGCTCTCCTATCTCACGGACATCAACATCGAGGGGATCAGCCTATCCTCCACAAGTGTCGTTGAGGACAAGGAGAAGCGCATCGCCTACCAGAACGGCTGTGCGGCTGGGCACTCCCTGGTGCTGGCCGGCCAGCGCCTCCTCTGGCTGGCGGATGACGGCGTATGGATGTTGGAGCATTCCGAGAGCTTGCTGCCAGTGCGGGTCTCCGAGAAGCTCGACGGGTTTAGTGGAATCTGGGCCAACGTCAACAAAGACGCCATCGAAGGGGCTTGCGCCACCTATGACCTGGAACTGCGCCAAGTGCTCTTCTCAGTGCCCTACGACGGCTCGACGAAGAACAACAAAGTCATCGTGGCGCAGCTCCCCGAGGATGAGTACCAGGCCGCCGATTACCGGACGTGGAACTGGAGCGTCCGGGATCGCTGCGCGGCCTCCATAGCCTATGACCCGGACACCCGGACGATCCTCTGGGGGCAGTCGGTCGCTTCAGGCCTGCTCTGTGAGGACGATACGAGCGCCGGTCAGGGTGGCGAGACCACCGACACCAATGAGGCGGCGACGGGTGTGAGTTACACCTCCACGGTCCTCACGGACACTGGCCAATCCTGGACGGCGGATGAGCTGATCGGGATGCCAGTCACAGTGAAGTACGCCGGCACGGGTCTCGCGGATACCACCTGGATTGGCGATAACGCGGCCACCACGTTGACGTGGGACACGGACATGGCGCTGTCTGTCACGCCCTCCGCCAACGACGAGTACCGCATCGGCGGGCTCCACTGGTCGGCCATCCTCAACGAAGAGCAGTTCGAGGATGAGATGTTCTTTGGGACGGGCTTTGTGCGGATGGGCGTCACAGGGGGTAATGCGACCGTCCAATCGGAAATTTATGTGGACTCCGAGGCGAACCCAACCGCCAAGAGCCACGCGTTAGCCGCACCGGGCGTGGTCCCAGTCGCCGTACCCTTCGCCGTGGGTGGGCAAGCTGAAGTGAATGAGAAGATCTATGCCGACAAGCGAACGTCAGTGGTCGCTTTCGGGTTCAGGGACATCGGATATAGTGGCGTACCCAAAGTGATCCGGATCGACATGCCGACCAAGCGTATTAATCGGACGAGGAGACGCTAATGGCGATTGTGGACTACAACGACGACCATGCCAACGGAAGCTGGGCGGATGGTACGCAGTTCACCGCGAACGATGGTAACGACGTGACCCGGATGATTGATCAGAAGGTGGAGACGGATGGGACAACCGACATCACTGGAGATCAGGCCATCGGTGGCGACATCACGTTAACCGGAGCGGCGTCCCGTCAAATTTTGCGAGATGTGGATAACCAGCGGCTTTATTTGATATCCGGGACTGCTGCTGCGGCGGCAAATGGAGCATGGATCACACTCTACGGCGAGACGGAAGGCAGTTTTCCAGGGAATGCCTATGTCAGCACGGGGGCCTCTGGGAGCATCTACCTCCGCATCGGGACCAGTAACAAGCTTGTCATTGACAACAGCGGCGATACCACGATCACGGGGGATCTCGCCGTCACGGGCACGGTGGATGGCCGCGACGTGGCGGCGGATGGGACGGTATTAGACAGCCTCAACCAAAGCGCCGGCATGAAAGCTCAAAGCGGCGGCGGGCAAACTATCGCTACGGCAACGTGGACCAAGCTAGATTGGGTTACCACTCTGTTTGCGGACAATGGCATCGTTTCAGACGTCACCACCGACGACGACTTTACGATTCTGGTGGCGGGAACCTACGAGATTACTCTCTGGGTGAGTTGTGGCAGCGTATTGGCGAACTTTTTGCGGCTGTCCTATGACGTGTCTGGCGGTCTTACCTACGGTAGCCACTACAAGGATCTGACTCCCGTGGCTGGTGTCTCCGACAAATTCCACGCCTCCTGGGCAGTAGATCTGGCCGCCTCCGCCACGGTCGATTTGTGGCTTTACCATACCGAGGGGGTTGATCGGGCGTTCATGGGGAGTGTCGGCAATCAGTGCTGGATCAAGAGAATCGGGTGATGCACGCACTTCCGCTCTTTCTCCTGTTGCTTACCTCTCCGGCCCTGGCTGGCCAGCTCTACGTCCATACCGTGAGCGTTCATGTACCTCGACTGGAAGGCGCCGACGAGACGAATTGGGGGCTTGCGTACCGGTACGACGCGGGGCCGCGCATCGGGACATTCGAGAACAGCCACAGCGTGCGTTGTTGGTATGCGGCATGGGTCTTTCGTCCCAACGGCTACGTTCATCCCTGGCTGGGCGCCGTGCGCGGGTACAGTCTTCATGACGGCGACCATATCGATGACGACAGCACCGGGATCGGCAGCGACGAGACGGCGGTGATTCCTCTCCTCGCTCTGGAGGTCGACATGACCCGCTGGCTTCGAGATCGCAACTGGTGGCCGAAGAAGATCCCGGACATTGGCCTAGTGATGATCCCCTGGGTGGTGCACCTGGAGGTTCAGTTCTGATGGCCTTTCCCGCCCAGCTACAGCAGCTCTACGCGGACTACGACGCGGCCAAGTCGCGCCTGATGGCGGACATCGCGCAGGACGAGGGGAACTAAGGAGCGGACGATGCCGAGCAGCAATTCCTGGTGGGACTCCCTCTCTAGCCACCTCCCAGACATCCCTGGCGTGGACTGGGGCGCCATCGCTCCGGGTGGGGACCCCTTTATCAACTGGGATCAACTCGGGAACACGGCGGAGTCGCTCGCGGGGAATGTTGCCTTCCCCCTGGCGAGTTACTTCGGCCAACAGGAGGCACGCGACACGGTCCAGAGCGGGCTGGACACGGCAACGGGGACACGTGAGCAAACCTGGAACGATTTCCAGCGCATCCTCGGGATGACGCCGAGTAACTACGCCTCCTCGGACCCGATGCTCCAGCAGATGTTCAACGAGTACCAGGCGGGGCCGTCGCCGGCCAATCCGATCGCCGTCCCGCAAGGTCTCACCGATGCGGCCAACTCGCTCACGCCGGAGAACTTCAGCCGCATCCTGACCGACATCACCGCCCCCGGTATCCAGCGAGGCCAGCAGCGCCTCGCGCGCTACGGGCTGGAGAACGCCAACGTCCCGTTCGAGCAGATGTATATCTCCGAGACCGGGGCGAACCTCTTCCCCAAGCTCCAGCAGAACGTCATCGGCGCCTCTGAGATGATCGCGAACATCGGCCGCTACAACCAGCTCGACGAGACCCAGCGGCTCCAGCTCCATAACGAGCTCGGTGGGATGCTCTCTGATTCGCTCCGGGGACTTCGCGGGCAGGATCTCACCGCCGCGACCTCCGTCCTGAACACTGCCCTCAACACCGAGTCCGACCTCTACCAGACCCTCGCCTCCATGCCGACCCCGGAAATGGCGGCGACGCTGGCGTTTCTCCTGGGCCGTGAACTCACCAGCCCGACGCAGCCGCAGGGGGTGACGGTGAACGTGAATAGCGGAAGCGCCACGGGAGGCGGAAGCGCCACGGGAGGCGGAAACGCCACGGGAGGCGGAAGCGGCGGTGGTGTTCTATCCGATGTCGGCAACAGCCTTCTGGAGGGGCTCGGCGACATCGCGACCGGCGTAGGTGGGCTCGCCCTCTCCGGGCTCTTGAATATCACCGATGGGCTGGGGCTCACGGATGAACTTCAATCGGCCATTCAAGGCGCGGGGAATGTGCCGGGCGCGATTCAAAATTTCTGGTCCTCCTTCTTTGGCGGAGCCGCTCTGACGGATGCCGCAGGGAACCTTACGCCGGTCGGCTCGCAGATCGTCAGCCAGATGATTGGCAACGGGGTCGATCCGGGGACCGCGATTTCTACCGTTCAGCAGGCGGGTCAAAGCGGGACGTTCACGCCGGGGACCCCTGGTCCGACGACCGAGACAGGGGGCTCCAATCCGCTGGCGACAGGGGCAGCAGGCGTTGCCGGAGGATTGCTAGGAACGGCGGTCAGCGACGTCACGAACAACCTCGGCCAGGGGACGCTCACCCCCAACGACATCAGCAATACTGGAAATCAGGTGGTCCAAGGGCTCAATGCCACTCTCCCGGTGGGCGCCGCCATCGCCTTCGGCACGATCCCTGGAGTGCCTCCAGATTGGGCGGCTTTTCTGGGCGCCTTTGTCGGGACCACCTTTGGCGAGGCGGAGTCGCTCTGGGGCGTGAAGAACCCGAAGACCGCACTCGCTCTATCCGCGCTCACAGGAGGGGCCGACCCCATTGCGATGACCGCCGCCATCGTCCAGACCGTTTTTGGGGACGGAACCAAGCACGGCTTTGGTCGTACGACGCACCACATGGTAGACCAGGTCACCCAGGTCATGGGCGACGATGGATTCCCCTCGGAGGAGGCGCTCTCGGCGGCGCTGAAAAACCAGGGCTGGGACGTGAATAAGCACTTGGAGAAGGAAAACCAGGCTGTGGTGGAAATCTTTGCGGTCAGCGCAGCGATGGCGAAGGCGGCCAAGACCGGGGAGTCCCCTGCGACGCTCCTCCAGCAGATGTTCCCGGAGGGTGGCAATCGCACGCCGGGTCAACAGATGGCGATCTACTTAGCCCAGCATCCCGACCAGGCGACTGAGCTCATGACGATGGATTGGGGAGACAACCCCAAGAAAGCGTGGGAGGAATACGACAAGGCGCACAAAGATGATAGCCCGTTCCGGGCTGCCCATAGGGATTACATCGCTCAGGGCGGCTCTGGCTCCTTCGGGAGTGGCTTCCAAAACCGGACGGGGGCGGCTGTGATTCTGTTGCAATCTTTCCAGAA